CTTACACCAATTCCACTAATACCATTTAATTTATCGACCAATGCTTTTATTGAAGAAGTTACATCACTTTTAAACCCACCCGAAAATTGAACAGTTGTACTACCAGATGTAAACGTATAATCGTTTCCGGTTACACTTGTTAAACTACCTGTTAACTCCAAATATGACGCTGAGTGGTACGCAGTTACATTTAATGTAGATACAGAATTAATTTCTAATGATAATGAAGCTGCTGTATCTGCCATTGATGATGTTGATGAAAGGAAATAATAAACTCTAGCACTTGGTACATCGGCTGGTACCGGTATATCTGATGCAATAAATTTGTATTCTAATCCATCATTAACAATATAAACATTACCTTCGTTACCATTTGTAATGTCAATTGAAGCAGTTGCTCCAACTCCTGTTTGTGAACCTGAAGCAGCAAAATAATAAACATTGGCTTCTGGTATATCATTGAATAAATATGCGTTATCAACAAGTGTTAAACTTGCAGACAATGAAGCTGAAATAATATACACATTGTTTTCACTAAAATCTGTAATGTCAATTGAAGCAGTTGCTGGATTAATGTTTGTAAAACTACTCGTTGTTACTGTACTACCTGATGGACTAAATGTGTAAACATTTCCATTTGAAGCAGTAACATAAATATTATCGTTTTGGTTAATTGCAGTAAATGTTAATGATGTACCATAAGAACTTGTAGCTGTAGTGTACCAAGTACCACCACCGCCATTTGTATAAAAACTTCCGGTTGTATTACGGGTAAAACTTCCGGTTGTCCATGTCGTTGTGCTTGTTCGATATGTCCAATTGGTTGCATCTGTTGTAATTGGATAATTGAATTTCTTTCCTTTACCCATATCCCAACTTTCAGAAACCGGATGAACAATCAATGTATAATCCAATTGAACTTCAGTACCTTCCATCGCATTTAATATCAAATAATATCGTGGATTGGTAATGGTACCGTTGGATATACTTGCACTAACATCTGTTAAATCAAATTGCATTAATATACGTGAAACCGTATTAGTGCTACCACTTGTAACACCATGTTCAATTTCAAGTATTTGGTCAAGTCCGGTATTTAATGAACTTGTACCTTCATATATTGTTGCATCCTTAATTGGAAATATTTGATGTATCATTGCTTACCTTTATAATCCTGTTGATCTACCTTTAATGTCTTTATCTAAATATTTTATTTCAAATATTGATGGGTCAAGTGATGGATAAACCACACCTTCTTTTGTTGCTTGTTCTATATCGTAAATATTACCAGAGTAACCTTCGTTCATATTGTATTTATTTATGATTTTCACATCTTTAACAGTTTGTACTCCGTCAACCTTATCAAGTTCAACTCGTAATTGTGACAACATAATTGGTTGATTAATTTGCCATTTTCTATTGTCAAAATATGTTTTCATTTTGGCAATACATCTTAAAATTACTTCGTTAGCATTATAATTTGGTAATGGTACAATTTCAAATTCAAGCCCAATATTAATAATGTATGCATCTTTAATATTAATTGCATCTGTTAACATTCGGTAACTTGATAAATATTCTTTTAAATTTTCTTTTACTGCTTGGTTTAATTGTGTAAATCTCCTACTTGAATCATATCCCAATAAATACATATTCATTGCAAACGGGTTAGAAACTCTTGATGGTTGACCCGATTGTAATTCTTCAAATGATAATTGGTCATCTTGTACTATGTATGCTTTTGCTATTGCACCAAAACGTGGTGGTAAACTATATGCACGTACAATGTAATCTTCTTTTGTTACTGCTCTATTTTGTGCAGAAAAATTAGATAATGCTTGATTACGTATTTCTTCAACTGACTCTTTATCAGACCCGCCACGAGCAGGTTCTGGATTTGTGGTTGCAACTGAACGTTTTACGGTTGCTAACAAAGTATTATCTAATCCACTTTCATCTAATATTGTACTAAATGTTAATACATCAGTTAATGAATTTGCAGCAACATTATCATTTACACCTAAACCGGTAGTGTATCGAACTGTTAATGTGGTATTTGCAGGAGCTAAACCATACGTTCTTGTATATAAAAAGTTGCTAGGGTCTATACTTGCGTCAATTAATCTATCTCTACCTGGTAATGCTGTTCCAACTATATCAGGATTTGGTATTAATAGTTCATCAGCATCTTCACTTATACCAGCACCAAATTGTATTTCAAGTCGATTGTTATCTTTAACAGTTGAAATAAATCGTTTAGCAGTCTTTTTAAGTTTTAATAAATATGGTACAGAATCTCTGTATTGCGACAGCTCTGGGTCGGATTTACTTGTATTTTGTACGGATTCGAATATGGTATCTTGAGCTAAATAAGGTACTTCATACCATTTATTGTTATCTGAGTCTGTTACATCAACAATTTCAATTATATTATCAACTGTTAATGTAATTTTGTCGTAAATTTTTGGTGCACCAAATGTATAATTAACAGAATTGATTTTTCCGGAAATTGCTTTTACAGTTTTTCGCAATAAATACCATTCAGGTTCTCCGGTTGTATCGTTAACCGAATATACGGTTACTTCGGTTGGACTCAAACTACTTGAGTAACTAAAATCAACGGGTTCAGTTGTACGAAATTCAGCTAAACCATTTTCAGATTTAACTCGTAAATTTTCTTGCACAATCAACGCATAATCCCAATCTGGTGTTAATGTTGTTCCATTACTTTTAGCTGGTATTAATTGAAATATATCTAAATTAACTGATGCAGCTATTGTATTTTTTGCTTTGTAACCTAATGTGTTTGCAATCGATAAAATGTTTTTTGTTTCGGTTGCGTTAGGTAATAAATTTTCTTTTAAATTGTAGTCTGTATAATAACTTAATACATCACCTACGTATGCAGCCATTTCAACAAACATCATACCAGGTGAAGCTTCGTTGAAATCATTGTATGTTTGTGGAAAATATTGTTTTGTATAATCAATAAGATTTTTACGAAACTCTCCAAAATCTCGCCCCAAGTATGAAACATCTTTGCGTACTAAATTTGCCATTTATTATCCTTCTTGTATTGTTACGCCACCTGTTGAAGTAAGCTCTATTGTTATTGTTGTATTTGCTCGACTTGGTTCGACACTTACAACCAATGAAACACTTATACCATGCCCATAGTCCACAGACCCCTCACTTGCTAAACGTGGTGCTACGTTTAATTCTTCGATATTAATATAAGGTAACCAATACCCAATATCTTGTCGTGTACCCACTTTCAATCTTTCAATTAAATCGGGTGTATTTTGTTCAAACAATATTTCCCAACCTATCCAACCAAATTGTGGTTGCATCATACGTTCACCTTTACGTGTTAACAACAAATTTTTTAAATTTGATATTGCTTGTTTTTCGGTGGTATAATTCAATTGAAATAAACCGTTTCGACCAGAAAAAGGTAAACCAATACCTACAGCTGTATCCTTCTGCGTATCTATTGGTTCAAATCTATATTCGTCTCTTGGTTTAGCCATTATTTTTTATTCATTGCCTTTACCAATGCAGTATAATCACGTGTTAATGCTTTAGCAACTGCATCTGGTACTTCTTGGTTTCTTGTTGGTAAACCTTCTGTATTTGTTTTAGGCATCATTTCTTGAATTGTTAAATTACCTTTTTGATTACCATGACTCATACCCATTTCTGCATCCATCATAGACCTAAAATTTGATATACTGCTCATACCTTGAGCTGAATTATTGGTAATGGTTTTGTTACCTATTGTTGGATACTCATCGTATTCGCTTGAATGACCAAATGCAACAGTTTCGTTTAAGATGTCATTGATGATAGGGTCTTTGGTAATTTGTTTTTTAATTGGTCGATTTCTTTCAGGTAAAACATTTGGTATATCAAAATAATTATCCGATTCGAATATAGTATTATCAGCTGATATTGTTTTTTCGGCTACTAATTGTTTTAAAATAGAATTTTTAATTTCGGATACAATTTGTTTACGCATTGCACCTAATTCTTTTTTTACAATCTTTGAAACCTCTTCTTGTACAACTATTTGTACGATTTTTGCTAATGTTTTTGCGTCCATACTGTTTTTTTAATTTTATTAGTTTACTTTGTAATAAATATTAAAAAAAACAATTTATGTGTTTTCGGTAGGAGTATCCGGTTGATTTGTTGACGTATAATCAACATCTTTATTTAAAAATACTAATTTAGATTTGATGCTATCGTGTTCTTGTTTTAATTTACCAACATCAGATTGACCTATTTTTGAAATTGCTGCAGCATTGGTTGGTGGGCCTGATGGACCTACTCCGGTTGCAACAGTTATTTTAGCAACTTCATCACATAGTGCAGTAATTAAATCAGCAAGTGCATCTAATCGTTGTTTGGTTGTTTCACCTAATACTGCAGGTTCACCGGTATTGCTAGCATCGTTTCCTAAATTAATTACATTTGCCGCAATATTAATTTGGTTACTACTATCTAACGCAATTCCTGCAGGACTACTTAATCCAATTCCACCTGCACTATAAATAAGAGTTTCTTGTTCTCGAGAAGTAAACACAATTCGGTCTGACGAAATTATAACTTGTTTACCTTTAAATTTATTAGTTGTAAAATTTAATTGTTCTATTGATATGGTATCAGCCGATGGTTTTGCAATTGCAATTTCTTGAGTTGACGTTAAATATATAGAACTATCATCGAAATTAATATTTTCGTTAATAAATTTATTTTTTTCTGGTTTAACAGAATATTTTACTTTTTGACCATTTCGTATTACCGTAATTGGGTCACCGTGAGCACCATCACCTGGTTGCCAAAATGTTTCGGTTGAATATTGATTGGTATTTTTTGTAATTGTACTACCCATACGAATCGATTGGCCAAATCTACCTTCGAT